CGGGTTTTTGGGTCAACAAACTCATAAACCTCGTCTTCAGTTCCCGGCTGTGCCGTTATAATCCATTCGCCCATTATTGTTCTACCTCTTGCTGAGTTGCTTCACCATTTAAGCCCGGTTCGTCAGGTAGACGTTTAAACTCTTGATCTGCAAGAGCCTTCGCGTTTTCCTTTGGGAAAAGCATTTTGACGATCTTTTCAAGGGCGATACGTGAAAGGTCAGGAAGGGCCATGTCGTAAACAGCCTTCAGCCTCATAAATTCAGCAGCGACGTCGCTCTGCTGAAATTCTTTCGTGTACTCGATCTTGATCTGATCTTCATAATAATTTTCGCCCATCCACTTGCCAGCGATGCGGAAAATAAATTTTTCGCATTCTTCGAGGGCTTGTGAACCTGCTTTTAATAGTGCTTCTGTCTTTTGAAATTCTTTCCCCATGGCGGCACCGCTCTGGACATAGCTTTTGTCCCGGTCAACGTCCATGCCGATTTTACGGAAAATTTCGAGGATGTAGATATTCAGGGCTTCTTTGAATGAGGATATTTCTTCGAGCTTGGCCCCGTCAAAATATGGCCCTTTACCGGCCTGAGCGTTAAAAGCCACAATCGGCGAATCAGAAAGCCCCTTTTTGGCTATCTCTTCTGGCAAGTCGTCTTTTGCCACAATCGGGAAAAACAGGCTTTTGAATGTTCCGCTCGCGAGCATCTCCTCAAGGTAGCTCATCACGTTGTAGATGGCTTTTGACAGTATCGCGATGTCTTCCATCGGCGAGTCAGATATATAATCATCTTCGATGTCGCGAAAGTTCACGAAATGAAAAGGCACCTCGCCGAGTGGGTGCGGTACAGGCTCGCCAGGTATAACGCTTTTCTTTACGTCTTCTTTGATCTCGAAGTCTTGATAATATTGCCGAGTCCACAGTCTGTAGATTTTTGTAGGCTTAGCCTCAGAAAGCGGCGATTCTTTCACCGTGCGCGAATCATCGAGCAAAACCCATTCAAGGTTCAGCATGTCGTCACATGCAAAATCACGTATCTGCCACGGCGCGTAGATACACGCATACGGCTGCACCTTCGCCGCCAATCTGTCGGCCTCTGTCCTGATTACGTTAGGGTCAAACGATGGCGAATCTACCAAAACGCCCACAGTGTAGCTTGCCGCTTGCGTCGCTACTGACTGCATGAAAGCATCGATGCCCTTGCGCTTTGATGCACGCGTTTCTATCGGCTTTAACTTATCTGGAATCTTGCGGTCTACTGGCTGTGCCCAAAGAAAGCCAGTGAGCAGGTCAACAATTGGCTGAAGGAAGTTAATGTACACCGATCGCTTTTTGCGCTTCTCATACGCTTTTGACCATTCGCGCTCGTATTGTTCTAAATGTGATTTTGAAATATACTCATATCCGCCTCGGTATGAGTCAGAAAGCAGACGGTAAATAGAGTCTTTCGACTCTAATTTAGCGTTGCGCCGGGTTCGTATAATGTCGTATGCGTCTTGCACTTGTCATTTGTGGATACCTTCCCAGTTAATAGGGCGTTATCATGCGCCGCATGCGATGTCAATCAATAATCTGTTTCGGTATACACCCGCATGCAATCAAAGTTTACTGCCGAAGCCGTGCCGCCGTTGTTCATGTAACCGTGCCAGCATAGAAACTGCGTCGATGCTGGTAGATCGGCTGTCGCAATTGTCCCGAGAGCGTTCGCGCCGGTCGAAAGGTTTGTGACCTCATAGCCTACCGTCGAACCGTTCGGCACGGCAAACAGGGTGAAATCATAAACGGCTGTGGCGTCGTTTGCCGGAAAGCTTGCCCCTAAATCGACCTCAGCCGCTGTACCTGCCCCGTCGTTTGCATAGACCCGCAAAGTCGTCTGCCCGAGCCCGTTACCGATTCCGATTATGTTTGTCAGTGCGTTCGGCTCTTGAGTCGTTGCGATTGCTGAAGTTGACGACGAAAACCCGAAAAATGACCTTTGATTCGCTACCGCCGAAACGATGGCGAAGCGGCAACGGTGAAAGAACCCGCCAAGCCCCGCGGCATCACCGCGCCATACCCTCAGCACAGCAGATCGCAACTCCGCGGCAGAGTTTGCAGTTGCAGCGGACACAGTGTTGAATCTGCTGGTTTGCGTTCTCAGGTTTGTTGAAGCGAGTGTCGGGTGCGATACCGTGCCCACCGCGGTAAGCGATGGCCCGCCGATGGCTTGCGGCGCTGTCGTCGTGCCTGGCATGTAGCATTGGATTCCATTGGAAAAAAAAGACGGTTGCAAAGGGTTATCAAGACCTGACGGCCCTATGACCTTTGGCAGCAGTCGCCCCGCGTGGCTGTGAGCGTACAGTCTCAACGTGCCGGCTGACGCTGCTGCCGGGTCGCTTGCCTGTTCGTTTAATGTGATAATGTCGAACTCGCTGCTAAGAGTGCGATAAGCAAGACTCGCCCAAGCCGTTACTCCGTCGCCGATTTTGTAAAGCCGCGTGTCAGTCTCAAGCCCTAACTCCCCGTCCATCATCACGGGGTTTTCTGATGTCCAGTTTGCCGCCGTGGCCCGTCTGAATTGTATTCTTTGGCCCATTACCCTGCCGCTCCCCCGCCATCAATAGACGGCAAATCCCCATAAGTTGACGCAGCGTCGCCGCCGTCGATGTTCCCCACGTATTCCGTGGCCCCTTGCGGCCCGGTTGCGCCTTGCGGGCCCGTGGCACCTGTCGCGCCGGTGGGGCCAGTATCGCCGGTGTCGCCCTTTGGCCCTTGTGGGCCTGTTGCTCCTGTCGGCCCGGTTTCGCCTTGAATTCCTTGTGGCCCCTGCGCCCCGGTTGGGCCTGTCTCACCTTGTGGGCCTTGCGCGCCGGTTGCCCCTGTTTCCCCTGCCGCTCCGGTTGCACCTTGTGGCCCCGTGGCGCCTGCAACGCCCGACTGCGCCATCTCAAATGAATGACGCTCAACTGAAAAATTAAATTCTGTCTCGGTTACATTTAGCTCAAAGACAGGGTCGGCCATTAAATTACATCCTCAGCAACGAACTTGATGATTCCTGAAATTATAGTGTCTGACGCACTTACAAGGCGGATGCTGGTAAAATACTCATTGCCAGAAACAAAATTGCCAGTCTGAGATGCGGTAAAGACCCCATCAACTACCCCGCTGGCCTCATCTACCGTCAGCCCTGAACCGCTGGAAACTGAAAAAACTGTCGCGCCGTCTCTCAGCGCGTCTTTTATTGCCATTGATGCCGTAAAGTTTGTGAGTGGGTAAACGGCTTTTTCTTTGCCGCGCGTCACCGAAAATTTAAAACGATATGTCTCGCCGGGTTTTATGTTCGCAGTAGTACCGGTTGTTTGCACTGCCATAGCTGCGAATATACCGTCAAGACACGCCGTCAATCAGTTTGCACGGATGAACATCGGCTTCGGTGGCGGCGCTGCAAATCTCTTGTACAGATACCGCAGCGCGTCGATTGCATGGTCTTTCTCTTTCACCGGTTCATCTTTCGTGCTCGACTCTTTCCACTGGTAGGAATAGATTTCGTCTATCAGATTCGTGCAGCGCCGATTGATTAGCACCTTGCCACGGTTGAAACCGTCGTAAAGCTGATTGATGCCTGACGGGACGTCTTTATCCGCTTTCTCGGTAGGTATGCCGTGGTCTTGCAATATCTTCCTGTCGCCCGCGTCATGGTCTGCAACCGTCGCCTCTACCTTGCGCGCTCCTGTCCGCTGTTTGATAATCTCCGCATGCGCCGGTGTCGTTACCCCTGCTTGATAGTGCTCATCTTCAACGTACAAGATTTCGTTTGCCGGATCATAGTAGGCCCACAGGCACACAAAAGGATTCGTGAACCCAAAGTCAATCGCCCGAAATAGCCGCCAATCTTTGCCGATCTCGACCGAATCATAGACGTGCCTTTCTGGGTCGAAGTTGTCGAACACGAGCCCGGCGAGCTGCCCATATTCCCCGAGTAGATACCGCTGTCGATCTCGTGGGGACATAGCCTCTAATGACTCATAATACCCCTCAGCCAGGTTCGGCAGGTTGTCGCCGGGGTTCATTTGAAGGGTGCCGTAAATCTCGCGCTGCTTCAGTGGCTCTTTCGTTACCGGGTCAATGCCGAGCATGAACATAGAATATGACCAGTGTTTCACCGTGGGCGGGTTACAGTCCAAAAGCAGCTTCGGCACTATTGCGGCGCCGGTGTCTTTGTGAATGGCTCTCTCGTTCAGCGATGAGACGAGCGGCGGAATAACATTGTAAGAGATTTCAGAGCATTCGTTCGGGTAGATCGTGGAGTATTCTTTACCGAGTGCGTCGTCGATCTCGTTCGGCGCAAGCCCACCGAGCAGAATCAAAGACCCGTTTTTGTACTCCGCCAGGTTAGGTTGCCGGTAAATCTTGCATAATTTCACGGCCTGATCTGCCTTGAGAATGGGCAGCATGGTTTCGAGCCATACCGACTGAGCGGCGTTCTTGAGGGTCTTTCTTGCTATAAGCTGCTTGCATCCGGGGTAGTTTAGAGCCCTGAGCCTGAGAAAGTGGGCTATGGTAAATGTCTTGCCTGAGCGCCTGCCGCCCCGTAATAGTATGCGCTTTTTTGTGGGGTCTGAAAGCAGCTTTGCCGCTTCAAGCTGTTTGGGCTGCCAGATCATTCCTTGAACGCATCGGGGTAGCTGATAAATACATTTGTGTTCGCGGGCGCATCTTCAAGCAGCTTGGCATATTTCGCCAGCAGCTCCAACGCCTTGAGCTTGTTCGGGTTCGCTCTCGTAACGATCCCGCCTTTGGTCGCGTCTGTGAAGGTGGATTCAGCAAATGCCTCTTGTTCAAGTTCGTTGACTATCCGGCGCTTCAGGCCGTCTTTCTCGGCGCCCATGGCCTCAGCGATTCGCCTACTGATCTCAGCCTTGATGCTATCATTTGCTAACAATCGGGGCCCGGCTACATTTGACTTCCCCTTGTACCCAGCTTGTCTCGCAGCCTCTGAGGCGTTCAGGGTCTCAAGGTATGCCGATATGAACTTTTTACGGCGTTCGTTTAGCTTGGGTTTACCGGCCATTTTCCCTATTGCGTATTGCGCGTATTATGATCTTGGCAAGGGTTTTCATTCGTACCACGCACACGCGCTGTTTTTATAAGCCCCGGACGCGCACCTCATAGGGTAGCCGGCTTCGGGGCAGGTTTTTCCGCTGAAATAGACAGTGAAAGCTGTGGCGGTCTCGCGGCCGTCGCATCCTGTCTGGGTGTCGTCTTGGTAGCACCATGTTACCCATGTACCGCCAAGGCTCCATGAATAGGCACAGGCACCTTTGACGATGGCGGGCGCCTTGGCTTGTTCTTCTAGCTGAGCGCAAGCGGTCAGGGCCAAGAGTGCAAGGGCGGCAAACTTCATGCGTCTGTGTTTTCTGGCGTGTCGATAACCAGAGCTTTTCGCTGGTATGTTTGCTTCTGTGGCTTTGCGTCGCCTTTTGCAGCCTCGAAAAGCTCTGTCAGCCACGCCTTGAACGGTTCAGACACAGGCTTTGCGAGTATCTTTTCAAAGTATTGGATGCGGTCGGGTGTCATTTCATTACTCCTATAATTACGGCAAGTTCTAAGGCGATGAAAGCTAACGACGCCCACAGGACACGACGCAAAATCAGATTGTGGCGGGCCTGCTCGTCAAGCTCTTGGCCTTTCTCGGTTAGCTTGGCAGATAGCTCTTGGATGTACTTGCCGAGCGTGTTCATTTTCATCTGTGCGATCTCTTTCTTCGTGCGGTCTTTCATCGCCCTGTGGTGTGTTATGCTCACTTGTTTATCTCTCTTGTAAATGACGCGCCGTCAAGTCTATTTGACTTGGCACACCTCAGCATGAGAATCAGGGAACTCTTGGTGCTCGAACCATTCGACGTCACGGATTTCGCCGCCTTGGTCATAGGTCGTCAGTCTCAGCGTCTCGGCTACCAAACGGCCGTCTGCTTTATACACGCAATGCGCATCGACTACCCCATGGGGCCGGCGCGCGTTCTCATGCTCAAAAAACCATATCTCATAGGCCCCGGTTTCGCATTCTTCGGGCGGTGCTATGGGTTTACAGGCGTAGGGGACACGGGCAAAAGTCAAGGCCCAAAAGAAAAGGATGGCCGCGAGAATTGACATGAGTGTTTTTGCTGTCTTGTCTTTCATGGCTCCGCCTTTACACTTTGGATTGCGTAGCTTTTCCCGATACGTTTACCTGTCGCGCTGTATATCGGGTAAACCGGGTTGCCTTTTTCATCGTATTCGAGACAGCCATATCTTACGTTGAAAATGTGCGCAAACTCAGGATTTTTTTCTGCCAGTTCTTTGGTGACGATACTCATGGCTCCGCCTTTAGTGCGCCGGTCATACATGCAAACCATATAGCACCGTCGCATGTCGCGCCGTCCGCGCAAATAGATGGGTCTATTCGACACATCTCCATTATCTCTTGCTCTGTGTACTGCTGCTTCGGCGCGCGGGCTTGTAGGTCATCGATGACGCCTATAAGTTCACGCACCAACCTCTCAGCCGTGCGCTCGTTGTAGTGACCGTGGCGGGCAGTCTCGACCGTGATAAACTGCTCTTTGGTTAAAAGGCTCACTGTCCACCCCACTTGAAACGGAAAACCCGGCCCTTGGTCAGCATTTCGATTACTTTCTGTTCGCCGCCGAGGCGTTCGATATTTGGTTCGCTTAGGCCGATTTCTGGCGCGGTGTACGTTATATATGGGGTCCTTTGTTCGTCGGCTATTAAGTCGAACTCGCGCCACCAGTCGGCGTGTGCTTTGGCGGATTTGGCTATGGCCTTGGTTGGGAAGGCGTTGCCCCTCGCCTGATATTCTTTGTCTTCATCGTCATTACAATTTATTACTTGCCCGATATCTCCGACCCCGTCGATTACAAAATACGATTCACGCAGTGCTGATACCCACTCGCCCGCCCTGTATTCCTTTTCTGCCATGCGCGCGGCGCGCTTCATTGCGAATGCCGCCTTGATTGCTCGCTGTACCGCGTAGCGGTATTGCACGGCCTCATCGTGCGCGACTTCATAATCAGCCTTTTGTACGTGCTGAGTTTAATTCTAAATGCAAATTTCATTTCGTTCTCCGTCCTTTGGTATCGTTGTCAGGTCAACGGAGAACGACGGGGCATTGCGCCCCGAAGTCTCGACTGCTTGCAATTCATCGCGACATTCTGTCAATCAAAAAGGGATGCCTGAGTCGTCCATGCCGCCCGTGTCGAAATGCGCCGCCCCCTGTGGTTCGCCTTGCTCTCCCTGCGGCTTAGCGTCGAGAAACTGGAATCCCTCGACATGAATCTCCACTTTCGATTGCTTCTTGCCGTCGGTGCCTTCCCAACTTGACCAGCGCAAAGAGCCATCAACGCAGAGCTTCGACCCTTTGCGCGTGTACTGCTTCAATATCTCGGCTGACTTCCCGAAAACTACACAGTCGAAAAACCCCGGTTTCTCTGTCCATGTGTCGCCGCTTTTTTCTTTGCGGTTTGATGCAAGGCTGAACTTGCCCACGAACCCGCCGTTGTTTGTTGTCTTAATTTCGATGTCGCGTGTCAGGCGTCCGATAATAAGAACTTTGTTTATATCGCTCATTTACTCCACTCCTCAAATAGATTTTCAAAACGCTCTACTGTATCCGCGGCTTTGTCCATGTAACTATGAAGACACGCCCTGCCGTATGCCTTGGCTATCTCTGCGGTCTCTTTGGCTGTGAACCATCCAGCACCGTCTATGCGGCCGACCTTGAAATTCCAGCCTTCTTCAAAAAGGTCGTCAAGGTCTCGCGGCTTTGCTTCTCCTGGTGTCATGGTTTACCTGCCTTGCGCATGAAAACACCTTCTGCGATTAACTGAACGCCTGCAAGCAATATTACACCATAAATGATATAGTGCGTGTCACTACGATCAGCAACCGTAATGCCCCGAACTCCCGCAATCGTTAACAGACCGCCAAGTACTTGAAGCGCTATGCTCATAGCTTGCCTGCCTCGATGTCTGCCTGTAACCGCTCAAAGTATTTGATCAACTTTGCCAGATTGGCTTTTCTTTTTTTCTCGCTCATGCTTTGCTCCTGTTTTCGACTTTCTCTCTCCACT